TTGTGCTATCAAAGTGATCGCTAAAATAAATTATTCCACTCTCGTACATTAATTGTCCTGGTTGTACAGGAGGTTTAGCCATCTGTGCCTGCGTTGTTTTCTTATTATTCATATCTGTTTTCATTATGCTACTCCAATTTTTTTATAAACTTGAATTTTTGCTTTGTTCGAAACCGCACTATCTATAACAGATTTCAAAGTATACAATCTTCCATATTGTTTAACTGCGTCGGCACAGTCTTTAATGCCAGATCCCCATTTGGGAAAACTGACCATCCAGTTGTTTTCAACGGCCACATCAATTAAATTACTACCCGACTTGTCTCTGTCAGGACAAACTATTATTGTTTTTCCTGTAGCATTTATTAGATCGATTTGACCTTGTGTTAATTTATTACCTAATGAACTTACTGCGTTTATAGATAATGCATCTAACACTCCTTCTGTTATTATAACATACTTTCTATCAGTATGTAAATTATCAATATTAAAAATGTATCCAGGTTGTACATCACTGTAATACTTTGGTACATTTGGAATATCTTCAATTACTCTGCCCGTGTATCCTACTATTTCTCCTTTAGCCATAAAAGGAACAAGAAGTCTTTTATTGATCTTCATGTATGGATCAGGACTCCAGTAAAAGTCTTTGTAAAATTCTAAATCTCTATCCATTATGTATTTGTAAACAAACAATGCATCAGCAGGTGGATTATCATCATTGACAATATCTCTTAATAGCCTAGCACCTTTTGGCAACTGTCTAGTTTTAAATTCCGTTACGCTTTCATACTTTTTACCAATTTCAATATCAGCATCTTTTAATTTCATTGCTTCAAATTGGAGTTCTTTTACTTTCTGTTCACTCACTCCAATTTCAACAAGTAAAGTTTGCAACTTTCTTCCAATTAATCTTCCAGGAGTAAAAGAAGCCTTGTAGTTGCAATTAAAACAGTGATAGCTCACTACGTCACTAAACTTAAAACCACCTCTATGCCTTTTGTCTGGTCTTGTGTGTCCTTGCTTGGTACACATTGGACAGTTTATTGTATGCCAACCACTAGGAGTCTTTTTAGTGCTTCCACTAATTGCTGTTAAGATTGTAGATTGCAAGTTCATAGTGTTATTGTACACTAAACTAGACTAGAAGTCAACAGTTATGCTTTGAAACTCATGGTACCAACACCTTCTACTCCGAATTTGAAGTTGGTTTTTGCTCCTGGGTCAGTACTTGCATGATATATTTCTTCAACAATAGTGTAAAAATTTTTTCTCGAATTAAGAACACTATGCCATATCGACTTGTTTAAGTGTAATGATGAAACAGCCGACAGTTGCATATTTTCTTCCATGTTCCTGGTTTTTGATACCAGCCCTTCATATACATAAAAGTTTCCGTTCATGGCTATGGATCCAGGGACAATCTGGATATTGTTATCCATTAATTCTTTTACATAACCTTCATCTAAATCTATATCCGAAGCACACACGACTACTTTGGGTTTCATGGCTATTAATTTCTTAGCGTATTCTCTATCTATGTAATGATCTGTTACTAGTATATCAAATCCAAATGCCTGGTATTTTATATGTTCATTATTCTGTCTTATCATATCAACAAATTCATTTTTAGTAAAGTTATCCCCATCAAATCCTACTGTGTTATAATCTGTTTTCGTGGCACAGGCCACTAAACAATTGAAAAGAGATATGTAGTCTGCTTCAAAACATTGCAAATCATCTGGCCAAGACTTATATACTTTAGCGTTTAAATTTTTATATAATTCGTTGTTTAAGTTAGATGATGGAAATAAAAGATAATCTTGTTTAAGTAGAAAAAAATTAATTAATTGTGTTAATGCTTTGCCCTCTAAATTACCTCTATCAGCAAAGTTATTGGCCACAACTGCAACACCTATATCAATATCTTTAGTAGAAAATAATAATCTCGTGTGTTCATTTTTTATAGCACGATTAACACGAACTTGAAAATCTTTATCGCTCTTGTAATCTGTTGTAATAAATTTTCTTCTGGTAGGTTTCCCTAAATCAACAAAAGAGTAGCATCTCTTGTCTTGAGGCGATATATTTTGTAGAGCTGTAGTGTATTTCATTATTAATTTCTTAATAATACTTTATCAAATGTGCCTGTGTTACCTGCGTCAGGCTTATATCTTATTCTAATCCATTTAGTATTTGATACAAAGAAATATGGAGTAACACCTGACACACCGGTATATGTTATATCTGTTACTGATTGTCCTTGCATTAATAATGGAAACCAGTCACTATCATTTGAACTTGCAGTATTATCAAGATTTCCTTCAATTTGCACTGTTCCTGTGAAGTTGGTTGTGTATACTGCTAACGTGTGATTTGACGCTGTTAAGTTTTGTGTTGTAGAACCAGACAAGTTATTACTGTAATAGTAAGTGTTACGTAATGTATATGTATCTGCTGTCTGTGTTGCTCTAGTTTTAGGTAATCCGGAATTCTTAACTTCTACTGTACCTTGTACGTCGCCTGATCTATCTGTATAAACAGCCGATTTCACTTGATTTGAATCCACACTGTAAACAGTAAAGTTATAAAACCCTTCTGCTACGCTGTATAAATCTGCTTGTGATATATCTATTTCTGCTTCACCTCTTGTAGCATTTGTTACCGTCATTGGTCTTGACAACACCGTTTCTTCACTTTCGATGTCCGTAATATTGAAGTAAAGTGTTAAACCAGTCAAGTTTTTTGGTACATTATTATCTGTAACAATCTTAAAATTTGACTTGTTATCTACTCCACAATATAGTAATATGTTTTTATCATATAAAGGCATACTGTTATTTAACTTCGTTGAGGTTGACAAAGTATAAGTATTGTTGTAAACATATAGAGTAACAGAATTTGACATAGTAATATTTATGGAATACGCAGAATTACAAGAAAAGTTTCCGTTTTTGAGCTGTATAAAGTACGCAAACAACGAATATGTTGGTATTTTACAGAATCAAGATAATCACGTGACTTCAATATACGTGTACGATCTCATCAAGACTGAAGATCTTAAACAAGAGTTTTTAGATCTAGGAGAAATTTGGTGGTGGGAATCTAACAGAACTATACCAATAAACATATTCTTAAACAGAGAACTGACTAGATTTAGAGATTGTATAAAAACATTCAATACAAAAGATGTTGAAGTTATGTTTGGTCCTACTACGAGTATCAACAACGTATTAAAGAAAAGAATAATTAGAAGAAATATTAGCCTTCTTAAAAAAGGTTAACTATTTTTTGTTTTTTCAATAAGCAAATTTAACTGTAAAACTATTGCAAGTGCATATCCTACAGCATGGCTTTTCTTAAAGAAGTAAGTGCCATCTTGTGGTTTCTCCCAAACCTTTTCTTTAATCGTAGTCCAGGATTCATTTAACAAATTACGTTTTGCAGGACGTATTATTGCCAACACAGCCGCCAAGTCTTCTACAGACTTTGGCTTCAGTTTGTTAACAATATCAAAATGGTTGTGTACGTGAAATAGTTGTTCTACTATCTCTTTGTGTTCTAATAAACTCCAGTCAGGTTCCGCTGATATTAATTTCAACAAATGATCTTCATCTTTGACATCTTCATAGATGCTAACGTTAAGGATGTCTAATTTAAAGTATCCTCTGTCTTCTGCTTCTGCATAGTCAATACTACTCACACCTTGTAGTGGATCTTTTGGAACATCTGTTACATAAACACCTGTGTTGTGTTTTTTAATAACGTTATCTTTTACTATACCTGCTGGAATGTGCTTTATTAAACTTAACAGATCATTTCTATTTTTAGTATCTATATCTATATCTGTTTTTACTATCATAAACCTGCCGCCTTTGTTACGTCAAGTGCAAACTTAACATCATCAGGACTCTGTTGAAATCTTTTTGTCCATGCATTTGGTGATACGTATTCTTCAATCATTATCATCTGCTCTTCATTGAAAGATTCCATTAACTTGATACCACCTTTACTGTTGTAAAGTATCCACGGTGATATCTTTCCAGCCCTAATCATATGTATAGCACGTGGTACACTAACTTCATCAAAAAATGTAGTCCAATCTTTTTTGTTTTCTTCTGCCCATGTTTTTATGGTTAACACAGTTCTTTCTATAGCTCTGTCAACACTTTCTCTTACATTGAATTCTTTGATATATGTTTCGTAGACTTCATCTGTTGACCATTTGTCTATTCGTACTCTTGACTTTAATAACCATTCTATATAATCTTCAACACTTGCTATATAGACTCCCATAACATAATTTGCAAATCTAACGAAAGCAAGATAATACTTACTGCCCATAAAGTCTTCGTATGTTTTTTCGCTTTTCATATTAGTGGCTGTGATCCTCCAAAAGTGTTGAAAACATCTAAAAGCCAACTGCACATTTGCATCTTTCCTGTTGTTCCATCTTCTTTTTGGTTCACAAAGATGTGTTAATAGTGTTTGTTCACTACCAAAAGTCTTTTTACAAAATTTACAAACATAACTCATTTTATCAACAACTTGATTTCTTTATCATCTAATCCTGCCTGCTTGGCCATTTCTTTTATTTCTTTTTTGTCAAGTACTTTTATTAAAGTCTCTATCTCATCATTTTTATAATTAGGATAGCAAGATTGTATAAAATCAAATATTTTAGTTTTCTTTCCTTTACCTTTTGGTGCTTTTAACCAAGGATGAAATTGTTTCTGTCCAGATCCGCACAAACATAACAGTTTCCAAAACAACAAACTATCCCCTTCATGTTTTTGTATTGTACTAAAATATTTGTTACAGAATTCATTCACGCTTTCTATATAAGATTCTTGCAGTATCTTATTTGACTTAACACTCGATGCAAATCTCATACTAACGTAAGATGAAAATGTTTTCTTTAATTCACTATCTAAACTCTCATACCACTGCTTGTTTCCCATATCAAGGTTATACAGCATTTGATTTAAGTTTATAGTTGGCTTACTCACAGAAAATCTCCAACATTAATCACATCTGGTATTTGATTTATTTCTTTTGCAAAAAACATACATGGTGGATTTGGTTTATCATTTAGTGGAACCGACATAATATGACCATGTTTTAACTTTGGAAAATACCATTTAACATCTTGAAAAATGTTTACTATCTTTATTTCATGACTCTGAGTCATATTGACAGTTAAAGGATTTATTACCATTGCTTCAAAACCTCTATCATTTATACTAGTCAATGGTACCATCTCACACTGTCCTAATTCCTTTTCAGTAACCATTACACTCCAGTCGATGGGCATCTGTATTGTGTACTCTCCTACTTCCATAACCATACTTGGTGCGTTAAATGTTTCCATAAAAATTAAAGGTATGAAAAAGAAATCTATATTCTTATTGTTGTTAGTATCAAGAACACAATACTGAATATCATCTCCTGTTTCGGGTACCTTATCTAAATTAAATGGTGTGTTGTCTGTTTTTAATATCTTCATATGTTTACCTTGTTTATAGTATACGGATAATTTGCCTCTTTGTAAAACTTTTTCCTTGTAGTCAAGTGTCTTTTTGAAAACTTACAACTAGATGTTATATCCCATATCTGTACATGATCCTTGTCTTTTGCTTTTCTAATACCTCTACCAATACTCTGTATTACCCTTACAAAACTCTTGCCTGGCTCTACTAGTATCAAATTAAATATTCTTGGTAAGTTAATACCCACTGCCGCAACTCCATATGTTGCTATAAGAACTTTATATTGTTCTGTTGCTACTTCATCATATTCTTCTTGTCTTTCTTCCATTTTAGTTTTACCTTGTATGAATACACTACCAGGTATCATATCTTTAAGTAGCTCACCTGTCTTTATCCTATCTACCAGTATTAAGGCATTACCGCCAGATCTTATTTCTTCCATTAGGTTACTAATAAACTGCAACCTTGATGTGTTTGTAGTAAGATAAGTCAGCTCTTCTTGGTAAGATCTAAATGCTTGATGGTCTTGTGTCTGTATCACGTTTACATGACAGTTTGCTAACACACCTTTATTCTGTAACTCACTAGCACTTAACTTGCTTATAACTTGTCCTAAACTTGCTATAAGACTCGCCTTCTCATATTCTTCTTTTGGTATCGTTCCTGTCAGTCCCCAACGTATTGGTACATCAGCAAATGGACCTGTCAGTAATTGTTTCAACACATCTGCTTTTGCCATGTGTACTTCGTCTACCATTACACAAACTACATCATCTAAAAATTCATCTAATGGAAAGTCTGTTTCAACTTTTTTAGTCTTCTTGTGTAAAACATTTAAACTTTGCCATGTACAAATTGTATGTTTGTGATTTAATTCTTTTCTTTCTCCATAATAAACACCAACATCAAGACCTAAATTAATGTAATCTTCTTCTGTCTGTGTTACTAAACTCTTGTTAGGAACAATTACTATTGTTCTACCATACTTCTGACACATCTTACTCAATGTGGCAGTAATAATCGTCTTACCTGCACCTGTGGCTATTTCTTGTAAGCACTGTGGATTAGCAATAAAGTCATTAATAACTTTAACTTGATAATCTCTTAAAATTATCGGTTGGCCTTCGTGTGTATGACCTTTTGGCCAATTGATGTGTGATAGGTGTTCTGCATCAACTTTCTCAAAATCAAACTTGTATTCTTTCCTATCATCCTTGATTTCAATCTCAAATCCTTGTTGTTCTATGATAGGTAATATTTTATCAATTAGATTTAACGAAGTCCTACCACCAATGTCACAGAATCTAACAAACCCGTCCCATCTTCCCAACTTATATGCTGGTAAATGATAAGCATATGGAACAAAATATTTTAGTTTATCTGATATCTTACGGCGTGTAGTAACATCAAGTCCTTCGAATTTGACGTTTACTTCGTCTTTGATATGTAATATTGCTTTTTGCATACTGTTATTGTAACACAGTCTTTATTTTTTTGCAAACAATTCAGCATCATCAAGTCCAGCTACTCGCAATTTCACAATATTGTTGATTTGGAACTGTTTGGCGTCTATAGCCTTCATCAGTCCAAGATATTTGTTTCTTAAGAGAGCAAATTCATTAACGACATTTGCCATATCAACTACTTCTTGTTCACCATCAATATAATTCTTTACATCATTTGATGTTAGTGCTCTTTGATAGTTTTCAAGATATCTTTTATAGAACTTACTTCTAACTTTCCTTAATTGTATATTAAGGAATTCGAGTATCGCTTCTATTTCTTGTAATTGATTAAAACGGTGTTCAACAATACCTGGAATTCTTGTAGCATTTTTTTCAATGTTGCCTGCTAGTCCACATTCGACTCTTGCTTCCTCTAGTTGTGACTCGTAGAAAGTGATGCAATCTGCTATCTTTCCTAAATTAGCGGATACCTGACCGTACCATCCTTGTGGCATTACCACTCCTCTGTTTCTTCGTCGTACCGGTCCTCTTCATCTTGCCCATAGTATTCTTCTATGGCCGCTTCAAGATAGTGATCGCTGTCTTTGATTTCTTCCAGTGATGACTGATCTAAATTAAAGTCATCGATTAAGGTTACGTATGCTCTTGCGGCGTCTAGTCTGTCTTTTTGTGGGACATACTCAACTAATTTTTGCCACGCCTCAAGAAGCATCTCCGCCTCCTGTTGAATCTTCATTAGCCGTTGCTCCTTCGGTTTTATTTACCTCGTCAGCAACTTCACTTTCTTTGAACTCAGCCATTACAAGATCTAAGTTTTCTCCGGTCCATTGTTTTCTATAATGCTTATGTTCTTTGCCAAATCTATCAATATATTTCAATCTATTTCCTTCTTTGACTAGAAGACCTTTCTTCTCAAACAATTCAACAAGTCCAGAATATGGATCCATACCAGATTCATATGGAATTTTTACTTGTACAGCCTCAAACGGTTTGTTAAACCTTGACTTCATTACCTTACAAGCAGATCTAATACCAGTTACGTCTGATATCTTATTACCATCTTCATCTTCTTTTAGTTTGAGTTTCTTCATTGCAACTACAACTGAACTTGCATACACAAATCCTTGTCCGCCTGATATCTTGTCATCTGGATCAAACATATCTTGTGATGCATACGTATGGTTAGTTGCTACTAGACCGATGTTTAAACTACCAATCAAATTAACTGAGTTTCTAATTAATGCTGTCAATGACTTTGCTTTTCTACCTAAGTCACCTTTCATATCACCTTTTTCAAACTGATCTCTGTCAGTTGGTGTTAACAACATACCTAAACTGTCAATTACGAACAGTACTTTTGGTCTATCAGCTTCTTCTTTACCTTCATAATCTTTCTTGTAGTTAGAAATAAAGTCGCTGATTATCTTTGCAACATCATCTACCATTGAACAATTAATTCTAAGCATCTTTTCTGGTGCTGTGTCAACACCTAATGCTTGTAACCAATCTTCATGTAGTGCATTTTCTGAATCTATTGCTACACAAAAGATACCTTGCTTTTGTGCATTCTTAATTAAATTACCAGATGCAATCAAACTCTTACCAGAACCTGATTCACCTGCTAACATAGTAACTCTACCTAAAGGAATTCCTTTATCAAAGTCACCACTGATTAAGTAGTTCAAAGTATAGTTTCCTGTAGATACCCACGTGTTTGGGTCAGATTCAAAACCTACACTAATACCTTGAATACTTTTTGTTAGACTATGTCTAAATTTACTTACGTCAAACGGTCTTACCATAATTTCTCCTAAAGTTATAGGCTGTGGGTTTCCCCACAGCCATATTATACACTATTACTTGCCAGCCTGTCTACTTCTAATCATTGACAAGATATCCTCTGCAGATACCTTACCACCTGTTTCAGTAGCCGTTGCACTTGCGGTTGCAGGTGCAGGTTGTTCACTAGCCGTTGCTGTCACTGTTTCTGTGACTTCAACTTTTGCTGGTTCAGGAGTTGATTGAACCGGTTGTGCTACAGTTTCAGTTGCTGGTGCAACTGCTGGAGCAACTGTTTCTACTGGCTTTGCAGTCGCAGTAGAACCACCAGACGAAGAATTGTTACTAAAGCCTGCTGGCTTGTAGTACTGACCAAATCTGTCTGGATCGTAAAGCTCACCATCAACAGATGCTTTAAACATCTCTTGAATTATGTTAAGCTCTTCCTGTGAAGGTTTCTTTGGCATATAATCACTTAAATTATGTAAACCATATTGATCAATCGCTGATCTTTCTGATTCACCTAATGATCTTGCCTTGAAACTCCACGTTGAAGTTGAGTAATCAGCATAACCACCTTTTTGAGTTTTCGTTAATTTGAAATCTCTTCCTGATTCATTATCAGTTGGTAGGTCTTCCATCTCTGGATTCATCAATGCCGATCTAATAATGTTAAAAATAGATGGATTAATTACGAATCGTCTGATTGGATTCTCTGGTGTAGTTTCTTCATCTAATGTTGAGTTAACTACAAAACCTTGGAAGATGTAACTTCTCTTCTTCCAATATTTTCTTCCCATGTCTTCTAATGCAGGATCTTTAAACCAAGTTCTTACTTCTGCAAGTACTGGGCAAGGTTCATTAAACATCTCCATACAAGGTACTTGTACGATAGTAGGTTTAGTGTCTGCTTGACCTTTGATACCTGGAAAAGGTAACTTGATCATTGCTCTTTCTACCCAAAAGAACGTGTTGTCTTTATTTGCGTCTGGTAAAAATCTAAGAGTTGAAGTTGTTCCTTCTGGAATGTTCCAAAAAGGAAATATTGCGTTATCTGAAACTTGACCTCCGCCTGAAGTCTTTTTTTCTTGTTCCGCCAGTTTCGCACGGATTTCTTCTAATGTAGCCATGTTAGCCTCCTTGTGCCTATGTTAGCCTTTGTTAGTATATGTTTGCCTAAACGTAATTAATGCATCTAAGCATTAACTACTAATATATTTATCTTTTGAGAAAAAGTCAACCGGTTTTTTGACTTTTTTTTGGATTTTTTTAGATACCTGCTAAATGCTTGATTCTTGATAGTGTTGGATCCACTGATTCTTCAGGACCAGCGTTGTCCGCCATAGCAATATCTCTTTGCATTCTGAATAACCCTTCTTTTTCCAATCTACTCATGTAGTCCTTGATAGTTGATTTTGCATACGCATCATCTTCATCATCATGTAGTCTTTGTAGGTTATCCATTGCTTCTTTATCACCTGAGGCATCTGATATAATGGCTTCTGCGTCACCCATTGCTATATCAAAAGCGTTTCCGCCTTCTTTAACTGAATCTTCTTCTTTGCTGTCACGCATCATGTCTGCTTTATCTTGCATTCTGTCCATGTAGTCTTGTCCTACCCAATCCATCATTTGTTCATCATACATTAAATCTTCTAAATCTTCATCAGCAACATCTGTGCCGTCTGTGTATTTTGCGGCTTCTAGTTCATATATCATATCGCTGTAATCTTGCATATCATACTCAACAGAATCCAAATCTATCTGTTTACCTTTGAACATAACTGGTTTGTTCTGTGCTGTCTGTGAAAATCTACCCATATCAGCTTCATTCTCATCGAGTAATTTCTGTGCATCTTCTTTGCTCATTTTAACTGGATAAGATTTGTTGTTAAAGTTAAAAGTTTTTTCTCCTGCCACTGCCGCCTTAGCCGCCGCTGTGTTGAAAGCGTTATCTTCTTCTACAGTATCTTCTTCTACTGTTTCGCTTTCCTTTTTCATTTGTTTTCTAAACTCTTTTGAAAATATTGCGTATTGCTCCGCTGATAGATCTCTTGGAGTTTTGTTGTAATTCATTTTTAACCATTTTGTGAAATCTGTTTCTGGATCACCATCGTTTTCAGACACGTGAATATGTGATGGTGAAAACATTCCAAGCATTCTTTCAAATGACTCGTCAATCTGTTTTAGTTCCGGTAATACTGATTCACCAGCAACTGCTTTGTCATAAGCGTCATCTCCTGGATTCTGCATCATTTTCATTTTACCGGTTTCAACTTGTTGAATGATTGCTTTAACTTTTGCGTCATCTAACATCTTTAGAATAACTTGTATGTCATCTTTTGTGTAAGGTCTTTTATCAACTGCATCACTTCCGCCAGCTGGTTCTTTATCTTCGCCTCTTAACTTCGCCGCCATTCTTGAAAGGTAACCTGATACTTCATCGTCTTTTGCAAGTTTGGCAACTAGTGCTAGTCTCGCCGCGATCTTCATAGCATCATTTGTAAATTGTATTGGCATTGTGTCAATATCTTTTTCAGTTGGTTCATGGAACTCTGCACTAGCCATTTTATTTTTTACAACGTTTCTTAAATTGTCAAGAGTGTTTTCTTCATCATTTACTTCTGTGATAAATGGTAATAATTCTTCAATTCTGTTATCAACATTTGTTACTGTGAATTTTTCTTTCATAGCATTTAGTACTTCTTGGTCAAATTCTTTTTTAACTGGTACTGTGTATGCTTCAGCATATGTTCTGTAACCTTCTGCTGTTGTTAATCTTTTTACTGTCTCTCTTAATCTATCTTGTCTTGCAAGAAGACTGTTCATGACTGATCCCGCTTGTTCTTGCACAGCCGGTGATCTTCTCATTACATTTAATACTTCTCTAATTTTGCTTAACTGCTCACTCATGCCAGTGATTGATTGGCCTACTTCATCGTAAGGTGTGCCACCTGCTTGTACGTGTCTTGTCATCGCTCTAGCACCATTCAAGTGTATGAATGGATATTTGAATCTTTCGCCATCTGCGTTTTCAACGTACAACGCTTTGATGTTTCTCGATCTAGAACCTGGAACTTCTTCGTTTACAGGTTTACGATGTTTAATTAAAAGTTTAGCACCTTCGAGATGCTGTGAACTAGTTTTCGGTGTTCCGATAGGCGCACTAAGGCCTTCTGTTTGTATATTGTCTGACATAGTATTTGTATTTAACCTAAATGTATAATTTTTGGGCTTAATCTCCTTACCAAACTCCCTTAAATCAAAGTCCAAAAGGTTAGTTTTTGAAAGGTTTTTAAGCAAATCTAATGTTTTCTGCACTTGAGCTATATTTGTAGGGCCTTTGTGCATCTTAATTTCTGCATTTTTATCATCTAAATTTACCATTAAGTTAGGATCTTGTACGTAAAAAAACCTAGCCTGTTGTGGATCTGCTACTTCAGAGCCCTCATTGTTGTCATACATCTTAAGATTGTATCCAGAACCTTTGAGTACTCTAAAAATCTTTTCTGCTACTGATGAATAATTTACTGCCATGCTACTATTTATATCTTTTTATATGATCATAGGCATTGGTACTACAGAACCATCGCCCTCATCATCCTCATCTCTTAATCCTAGACTTTTTTCAAATATAGGATCATATCTTGTTAGGTATTGCACTAGCCTACAACACAAAAGAGTCGCTGATACTAAATCATCATTTTCACCTAGTTTGGCCGCATATGAATTTCCTTTGGCAACAAATAATTTTAACTCTCTAATCAAGTTTCTACTGTTTACAGTCATCTTTCCTGATTCTATATAATGTTTTAATTTTGTACAAGCCGTAATCTTTGCTTTGTGTGTGGTGTTGTAACCTTTTCTTTTATGTACATCTCTTCGTTGTTGTCCTGCTCTTCTCGGTTCATGCATAAAGAATCCAGGAAACTTTGATTCATCCATTTCTTCAATTGACACAATAGCACCTTCACCCATTGCATTGTTCTCAACTGTCCAGTACAATTCTGGATTAGGTGTTCCGAGGTCTTTTAATTGTGTATCTAATTCTTGTAATATACCTAGCAAGGTCCTTACTTGTCCTTGTACTGGTGTTTTATTATGTTGCCATTCAGCAACTTGTTTCAACTCAGGAACACTATAAACTTGTATGGCGGCATAGTCACCACCTGTACCAAGACTAGGATCCAAGGCCGCAACATATGTGGTTCCTTTCCTTGGCTTTTCATACCAACGTACCTGTCCTGTTTTATAGAGAGGATCTTTGCCGGTCAGTGTCACTAACTTCAATCCATCTACAAGTGTCTCATCAAAAGCAATAAATTCACAATCGTGTTCTCGCCTAAATCTTTCTTCACCAATTCTTGCTCTTTCATCTTTGGCCCATTTTTCATCTCTGTCAGGGTGTTCACTCCAGTGTACTCCTATGGCTTTAAAACCATTTATACCTGTTCCATCTCTTGTTGGCTGTCCATACTCATCAACTTTACTGTTGGCACCTCTCCATAATCCTGCAAATACATCATCATCATTATTTGGTGTAGATGTAATAATACACTTACCACCTGTTGACAATGTTGGAGATAAGGAAGTCCAAAATTCTTGTGCTTTGGTCTGTGGTTCAACGAACGCAAACTCATCCATGTATATCATTGAAATGGACATACCACGTCCTGTTGTTTCTGTAGTTGTCTGTGCTATGATTCTTGATCCATTATCAAAGTCCATTGATCCTTTATTGTAACTTGTCACGCCACATCTAATATAGTCAGGACACTCTTCGTACGCAAATCTCACACGTTGCATGATGTCTTGGGCACCTTGATATTTGTGTGCCGCAATTAAAATCAAAACATCTGGATTGAACATTGCATACCATAACAGAAATCCTGCCGCACAGGTTGTCTTACCAGTTTGTCTGGCACACATCGCTATAGCAAATCTATTATCATTATAAGTTTCTAATAATCTTTTTTGAAACTCGTAAGGTTTGAATTTCAACCTACCTCTAGTAGGATGTTGTATCCACATATGATTCTCCATGAACCACAAGTAGCCATTATCCTTATCAGCACATTTTTTCAAGTCTAATAACTTTTTGTCATTGTATTTTGACTTGCTGTATGCTTTTTTTGTTAGGTTACCTTCAAGACTTTTTCTTACCATATGTTTATTTATATGCGTATTTAATGATCTGTTAAAAATGAAGAAATATCTATTCTATCTTGATTAGTAACACAAACATTAATAAAATTGGAAAGAAATAGAAAGCGATCTCGTAGATCAGAAAAAAGTTTGTCGTCCAGATATGAGGTTGCTATATCGTAACTTGACATACCTATATTTGAAAAATACTCATTTGTAAGTCCTTTTTTTATTCCATACTCTGGAAAAACACCTACAGTAAACAAACAGGTATCTCCTAGATGCTTTGCTTCTAGTCCTTTTAATTTCATATAACTTTCAGCGAAACTATCTTTTGGCAAGAAGTCTGGTTTATCAATACGAGAGGATAAAAGCATAACAACATAAACTTCTATATCAAAAGGTAAGTCGTAACCATATCTATCTTGTGTTTCTTTGACTATGTTGTAAAAAGCCGAGGTGTATTCGTCACGCATAAAAATATTTAATTGTATGCGTAAATTTTTATATGATGTGTTAAATGGTTAGGAAGTTGTAGTTACTAAATGTATTAGTAAAATTTTTATTACGTCTTCGGTCTATTTCTTGAACAAAGTTTTTGCAATCAACTCTTCTTTTCTGTAGCTCACTGTTTTCTAACTGATTCTCATTATAATAATTCATCAAGCGTTGCACATAGTTGAACTCATTCACTCCTGTGTGTTTAGACCCGCTCACATACTCAAAAACGTCTGTAAATTTTTGCTTCCAATACTCGTCTTTTGGTAATACCAATAGGTTCAAGAAACTAGGGCTATGCAATATGCTAACACCGTACGTAACACCGTCATAGTCGCGTTTTAAAGCGTATATGTCCGTCATTAGTTCATGCATGGTGTCAATGCTTAACAAGTTAGCAGTCACCATTATATGCAAGGATATGCCGCTTTTAACCACCATTTTACAGTTACTATACCACTTATCATAGTCCATTCCTTCCCTTATGTATTCTGCCTGCTTTCCATGACAATCACAACTGGTGTATATCATCACGTCTTTGACTTTGCCTGATTCTTTCAACTGTTTTAACCGTAGTACGTTGTTGGTTATTATGTCCGAGGACAGGCTGAGGTTCGTGTTTATTTCCAACCTCATATCTGGCAATGGATTTGCTTCAATGTCTTTTATCAGTTTTGCGGTGTTCTTGTTAAGGAAAGGTTCGCCGCCTGTTATCCTTAGAACTTTCAGATCCTGTTTGGCTTCCGGCCACCACTTCCACCATGCATCAACGTAAGGATTGTCTTCCCTGTTGAGGTATGGTGTCCTGTCTGTTTCTGCTATCCATTCAAGATTGTTGTAACTGTCCTGTGTGGGATATGCTCCATGGTTCTTGACTTCACTCCACCATTCACTGCTGAACACTGGACTACAATAAACACATTTCATATTGCACACGTTACCAAAACTGACTTCTACCTGTGCAGGATTTACAGACTCGTCCCAATTACTCGTGGCCACTTTGTCAAAGTAAGGTTCAGCCCATGTGCTGTTGCTACTTTTCTTCACCCTGTCGCTGTAGTGATCTCCCTGTGTGTCTTCCACCTTCCAACAGTAACCACATTCATCAGGTCTTTTTCCTTCCAGCATCAGTTTACGCTGTTGTTTCTTGTATAGTGTGTTGTGTAATGCTGACGGATCTTTTTCAATTTCCGCTAATGGTATCTTGTGTGTTTGTGGATGGTGACAACTGTGGGTATGTCCATTCTGTAAATGTATTGTCACTTGTTGCCACTTTGCAAGGCAAAATGATGGCGAAACCGTGTCTAGTCTTTGTTTAGTTTTTTCAAGTTTGTTCACAAGGAATTCCTTGCTTATTATTGTTCTACGCCTGCCGCTCTGGCAATGTCGCCGGCCGCTGTTTTAAGTGCGCCACCTAAGTTACCAAGTCTGGTTGCTGTGGCTTGTCCTCTTAATATGTCAAGTATCAAACTTCTGACACCGTTAAAATGATATACATCTGCTTCAGTCTTAATCATGTTTTCCATTCCAGAGAATGGTTCACCGACTGCTATTCTGCTTAACATATTTTGAACGTCTTCTAGGTTAGTGACTTGAACTCTCACAGGTCCTATTCCTGCACCTGTTAATCTTTTGATGTCTCCGATCATTTTGTCAACATCTTGATTTACCGGAACTATTCTGCCAAAATTATTTCTAGCCCTGCCTTGTTTAAAAATATTTCCAACTGCTGTTTGTAAAAGTATATCTTGATTCGTAAATGCTTTTGGATTTCTATCCGCTATTAACTTGGCATCGTTTAATGCCTTGGCGTATTCTGTTTTGTATTTGTTGAAGAGACCTGAGTTATCGCGATTTAACGCTTGTACTATCGCGGCGTCGTTTTCAGTTAGTCCTGATTTTTCAGTCTTTTTTTTTCTTCAGCGTCTTCTACAAACTTGCTGTACTCTTCTTTGAGCTGTGTGTAAAGTTTTTCTTCAGCTTCGTTTGTTTTAGTTTGCTGGTCTTCATCAGCAAGTGCGTTGTCACCTTGTTTAGCTGAAACGTACTTGAACTTCTTTGACTTCTTGACTGAACTTACAAAGTCATCTTGTTTAAAATGACCTGGACCTGTTCTCACGTATTGTTCATCTTCTTTCATGTCTATCTCCGCGGCAAGATCCGCATCTTGAAATACTTTCTTTAGTTCATCTAAAGTTGCTGATGTTTCAATCTCAACTGTATCTCTTGTGTGTTCGTTGCCATGTACTGTTGCTGGTATTCCAGCTTGTTTCAATTCAAAAGCAATTGATGAATCAATGCTTCTATCATCATCAAGATCGAAGTCACCTAAGTCGGCAACTTGAAGTACATATTTCTTCTCTACGATCTCCATGTCGTTACTTCCTGTAATTGTTTGCAGGTCTGTTATCTTGTGAAAGAGGAGACTTTGCTTTAGCATCTACTTCTTTTGGCTGACTAGTATCTTTTTCTCCTTCGGCTCTTTTCATGCTTAAAGGACCTTCTACTTCAACCTGTGCTCTGTCTGGATCTTTCTCTTTGTTATCTGCTAACGTTTTTAAAAAATTCTCTTTGTGCTTTTCACCAAAATGATCACCTTCAACTTTACTTTCTTCATCTGTATAGTCTTGACCTATTTTAGTTTCATAATCTTCTGGGTCAGCAGTGTTTCTTTTAACTTCTAATTCGTTTTCGCCTTCTAATGGATCATTCTCACCTTTTACAACAACATAGTCATATGGTATTGCTAACTTGTCAGATAAGTTTCTTCTGAAAGTTTCGAAGCTGATTGGCATTCTAACAACAGCATCAATAATGAACACTTCTGCATTCTTGATCTTTGTACCAAAATCAAGTGGGTGTTCTTGCATTATTGTTTTAGTTGGATTGCCTACGCTGACCACATCATAACGCTGTAATTCAGACTCAATCGTATCTACCATCTCGTCATTTACTGCTGTAGCCAGTTTAATTCTTACTGGAATTTCTTTTACTGCTTCCGCTAGATATTGTTTAAAACTCTTCATAATTCTATTTATCCTTGTCTTCTGTTTTATCGTCGTTTTGTTTTACCTTTTCAATCAGCTGATCTAGTAGTTTATTACGGTCTCCTACCACAAAACCTTCGCCTTCTATGACATCTTGTTCGCCATTATCACGCTTATCCCACTGATCAACCCTCTGTTTTTTAAGTTGTAGTTCAATCATACGTAACTTTTTGTCTGCTTTTGCATTCTTGGCTTCTATGGCATTTTTCATCATAGTTTGTGCTACTTCAAAAAATTTACCAGCGTGTCTGGCTTCTGAATTCATGCCAAGATCCATTAGTTCTCTGTAAGACTTCATTGCTTCTCCGGAATATGAATCCATATCCGTATCATGTGTTTGTAAGTCTTTTACTTGTGGTAATGCTTTATCAATTTTTTCAGCAGTAGTAAGAGCTCTTTTGATAACTTGTTCTTGTTCTTCTACTTCTGCCTTATCTAATTCGGCATGGGCGGCGGCTGATGAAGTATCTATCTCATCAGCATCAATATCAACTGATGACTCATCATGTTCTTGATTATCTAGTGCTTCTTCCATACTCGGTAAATCAAATGTTTTTTCTAATTTCTTATTCATATTTACTTTATAGCATATATTGAGTCTTCATTCAAGACCCTAAATCGCATACCTTTCCTTTTTGCCCATTCTCCTGCGGCTTGCCATTTTGCCCTATTCAATATTATAACAGATTTCTCCTTCGAAGATCTAGCTTTTTCTAAAAGAGTTTGGCTTTTTGGTTTTATCTCAACTAATTCTGCTATTTTTGTACCACCTTTATTTTTATATACCATAATAAAGTCAGGAACATAGTGAGTATATTGTCCAGTAAAAGGATGTCTATAAGGTATCTTTACCGGTTCACTTGCCCAACTTAATACAGCAGGGTGATTATCACACATTCTCATAAAAGTCAATTCCCATCCAGATCTATATCTTGGATTTCTTTTACCTGCATATTTCTGCGGGTTAATGAGTTTGTATTCTCCTTGATGAAACTTCGTCATAATACTATTTACTGTATTATGTGACGTGCTACAAATTTATTAGGTTTAAGTGTAGTTGTTGTACCTATTTGACTTGTACTTGGTCTGTAATTGTTCAATAAAGCAACACCTAACTCACTAAAAGTTAATTCTCCTTCATACTTGGTAAAAAGATCATCAAAGTTTGCTTCAAACTTTTTCATTGCGTCTAATGTTAGTAATGTATACGCATTTGCCAAACTGTCACTGTCAATGTGTTGTTGAAATATTCCTTTTATAACATCGAACTTTGGTCCGTTAATAGATTCAGGAACTCCTAATGCAAGATTTTCTAATTCATTTGAGGCCTCAACGTTTTGTGAATTTAATGAACCAGTAGATAAATTTTTAGTGATATTACCAAACGACCTAATAACTTGTTTGATGCCACCTAAGTTTTCTATTATTTGTGTACTTGGTCTTTTTGCCATGATATTAACCTAACTTCTTTCCACCTATAGTTGACTTCGTCGAAGACTGTGAACTGGAAGTACCTTTAGGTACCACATAAGTTTTATTATTGTAGTTTTTTAACTTCTCTGTTTTCTGATTGTAAGAGCCTTTAAATGGTTTTGCGTTTGCAGGTACTTCGCCTCCCGGTGTTGTATCAGCTTTTGCACTGTTATCTCCTTTAGGAAATTTGCCTGACTTTAAATCTGCAATCAAGTTATCTACTTTTTTAGTAATAGACGGAGCAATAGTTTCAGCAACTCCAGACCCTGATGTACTGCCTCCACCACCACTGCTACCAGATATATCTTCGAAGTCAGCAGTTTCTTCCATCATTGTGTCAATTGGGTATTCTGGATCAGAACCATCTAACTTAACATTTGTTTCTTCGAAAATTAAATTTTCATAAGTGAATGCCAAGTTAAGATTAACCGGAGCACTTGATTCATAAGCGAATGTATCCATATCCATTCTTGATATTCTTGGATGTACCATTCTCACTTTACTGAAAGTGCCACCTGCCATTTGATAAAGGTCTATGCTTTTTAATAATCTGTGATAGTATCTATGAGACTGCATACCAAAGTGATGTGTCTCAACAAACCTGTTACTGTTTTGTAAAACGGTTTGAACATAGTTTGCTTGTTCTTGATGCTGTAAAGGAGCACCACCTGCCTTTGTCTTATACAATCTTGCGTTTGCAAACTCAAACTCATAAAGTGTTCTTGCAAATTTTATTCCTAAACCATCAACAGTATCATACATTCTCACTGTTAAAGGATCGTAATCAACTTTACGATTGATTACTCTTTTTCTATTGTATTGATTTAGTACGTCTTGCTGTACTTGAAATTTTGGACCGTCTACAGAATTACATAAAAAATGTAATCTGTCTCTGAATTCTTTTAGATAACCGATCTTTTCATCTAAAAAATCATCTTCTCTTATTGGATATAGGTTATACACCAATACATATTGGTGCTGTTGCCTTACGGCCTGTTGAACGCCTGAGCCGCCAACGTAAAGTTGAGCGGCTCTATTAGCTGGTTTTAAAACTATACCGGACATCTAACCTACTTTATAGACTATTGATATTATAAGCTCGTGCCACCAAGACCAACGGATATTAGTGGGAAGATAGTGTCACTAGGTGCCTGGTGAATTGCATTATCATATCTTAGAGTTAAAATAACTTGTACTGGTTCTGATACTGCGTAATCGCCATCTGAATAGTCTACATTCTGCAAGAAACAACCTTCGACATCCCATTGTTCTAACTCTGTGTTGTTAGTACCATCTAAGATTTCAATCTTAGTTCCAAACTTATAGTTTGAACCTGCTACCGCAGATGTTTGTTCAAAATGGTTCATTTGCTTCTGAACCTGTTGACCAACAAGTTTAGAAATGTTGTTGTTGATGTCATCACGTAAAGTAATGTTGATTGGTTCCCATGTGTGTTTACCTTGCGAGTACGCAATTGAGTTGTACGAATGAATCGGTACTTCCTCATGGTTAACTTTAGGTCTCGTCACACTCATTACTTGTTGTGTTAATTGCAGTGGAGACGCTCCTAGGTTACCGAAGTTAGTAAATCTCACTCTAAATCTATATTTTAATTTAGGTTGAAGAATACCACCTCTTCCTGTTGATCCGTCTATTGGTACACCAAATTTTGAAAGTGTTGCCATAATCTACTGCTCCTTTATTTTATTTACGCTCTACGCTTTTTTTATGCTTCACAAAAAAAATTGTAAAGGTAAAATAAAGGGATAGTTGCCTATCCCCCTATTATTAACTTGTTAAACTCTCACCTGTGTTTTTGATACGAAGTGGAATGTATATAAATTCAATTGCTTTTACTGGTTGTATTGCAATATCAATGTATAATTCATTTCTATCAATTCTTGCAGGTGTGTTGTTTGATTCATCACAAACTACTAGGAAATCAAATAGTGCTCTCTTAGAGACTAAATCTTCCATGAATCTGTTAAACGTATCTACAACTTGATCCCTAGTGATTCTATCATTAGGTTCAAACAAGAACGGTTTCGCAATTAAGTCTAATTGGTATCTTAGATACACAATCAATCTCGCTACGTTAATTCTATCTAGTGCCGAAGCTACTGGTGATAGAGTTTTTTGACCAAACACTACTAAACCTCTGTTTGGTATAAACGCAATCGGGTTGACTTTGTTAGCGTAAAGCGTATCTCTTTGACCTTCTGATAAAGACACTGCTTGGAATTCACCTTCATTAGTTACATAACCTACTGATGTTGAGTTATCAACTAGGCCTCTTGTGTAACCTGCTGGTGCAAACCATGGAAACGCAACTTGATCATTAAACGCAAGTGTTCTTAACGCAATGTGCGTTGGTGGAACAACCACGTTACTGCCTGACAAGTCAGTTGTAAATCCTGATGGATAGTAAACAGCCGCATACGGTGATGCAGATGTTAAACCGTCTTCACCGTTAGTTGGTGCAAGAGCTGAGTTCTTAGCCCAACCTGATGTTGACGTACCATCTGGTGTTAATCTGAATGGAGTATCAGCTAATACAAAAGCAGTTTGTTTTCTGTCTGTAGATAGCGTGATCATTTCATCTAACAACTCAGGATAGCCTGGTGCGGCTAGTAAGTTGAAGAATCTTGACTCAGATCTGATTTCATCGTTACTTGCTAATGCACTTTGCAAACCAGTTACGATAACTTTTCTTTGAGCCTTTCTACCCATAAATGGAGCACCGTCTTCTTCAAGACCTGATTCAGTGACCCAAATATTTCCATTGTTTGTATTATCAAAAGTGTAGTTCGTTACGTATTTCTTAACGTTGTAACCTGATAATCTTGTATTGAAAAGCAAGATACCTTCTGGATATACAGCCGGATCTGGAGAGTCAGAATGGAAGTCTGTGTATACAGCACCCCAGTTCTGTGCATCTTCATCTGCTCCGCCTGGATTACCAACTGCATCACCAAACAATACACCGTCCGCTGTACTTTGATCAGTATTGTCTAACAATACCCATTTTGAAGTACCTGCATTCCATTTGTAAAGTTTTGGATAAACGTCTAACTCATTTGAGTCAAGCCAAATGTCACCTGCTGTTAAGGCTGATGTTCCATCTGATTTTTTAGTTGGTGCTTCCGATACAATCTGTATGTCTTTCAAGCCACCTGACACAATAGAACCAGCTGTACCTCTATCTTTTGAGTTAGCGTAGGCGTGCCATTTCATTGTACCGCCATCGTTAACTGCTTGATAGATGTCTGCTGTTTGTGAGCTATTGTACCATAAAGTTCCATTTGCTGGATCTTGTTTTGGTGCTGTTGAACTTGCTTCATATGTCAAGTTAGACCATAATGATTTGTAGAAGAAAGCGTTTGCTCCAGATGATGTATTATCAATGTAACCTAATGATGCAGTACTAACACCGTTAATATTCACGCCGTCTGTACCATCATGTAGATAAACTGCATAACCACCTGCTCTTTGTATTTTTAAGTATTGTCTTGTAGCACTTAGATATTCCTTCTCCGCTCTAATACCTGCATTTCTTAATGTAGAATTAGTTTCAATTGCATTAACAATCTCATCGAGCGTTACTGGATTACCTGCTCCAGCGGCACCAGTTACTGTAATGGACTGACCATTAACTTCAAAGTTGATGGCTGTGTTTGAACCACCAGTTGCTACACCTGAGTGTAGTGAAGTTGAGTTACCTGTTGCTACTGTATTAACACCACCATCTCTTACACGTAATTGATAAGAAATTTCCGGAGTTGCTGTTGCACCACCTTGTGTGAATCCTTCAATTGACTGCTTGTTGTAAGCGGCTGATGTTAATGTGCTTGATGTTGACGTGAAGTTTGCTTTTAACTCTGCTGAGATGTTACCATCATCAAAGTCATCAAATCTTACGTAAACATCTGTTTCAGCTAATGTTGAACCTTCTGTGGCAGTTGCCGCGTCATCTCTTGAATAAACGTTTGCACTGACAGAACCCCATGCTGAAGTTGATGTGCTGTATTTTTTAACAATTACATTCGCACCTTGTCCGCCTGGTGTTGATTTTAACCAAACGTCTTTGAAATTACCAGAAACGGCTACAGTTGGTGCTGTACCGTTACCTGTTTGAATGTAAACATTCGCTCCACCTGTGTTTGTTTTCCACGTCGGTGAACCTACTGCAACAAATCCTGCTCCTGTGTGCTGGTATAATACTGCCGGAGTGGCTGAAGCCACTAAAGCATAATCTCCTGATTTACCAAATCCTTGTGGTCTACCATTTGAATCTACTTTACCGCCTGCGGCGCCTGGTTTGTCTGTTAATATTAATGGCGTCATTTTCTCCCAAGCACCTGATGTAGTGTTGGCTGTGAAAAGACCCCAATCTGTGTTTGCTAGATCCAACCAATATGTACCGTTGGCTGGGTTTAACTGAGGTACTGTTGACTGAGCTTCTAGTTGATCAAGATCTACATTTGATCTTACAACGTAAGCTCTGTTGGCAATACCCAAGTATGAATATGCTGAAAGCAAACCATATTCATTTCTTTCATCTGCATGGATTTGTGTTCCTTGCAGTTCTTTGAATGATGGTTCGCCAAAGGTTGTAATCAGTTCTCTTTGTGAAGTTATTAAGAACGGTTTACCTGCATTGGCTGAAGTTGTACCTATAGCTGTGTTTCCTGTGCTAGGATCTGTTTTATCCTGTGCAGTTGAAATCAGTATAAGAGGTACTGTACCTTGGCCCGCCGGTGCGTACATTGATTCGTCAATAACGCTAACTGATACACCTGGACTTACTAGTGTTGGCATAGTTTTTATCTCCCTACTCTATATACAATATGTAAATAGTATTAATATCCTTTTTAATAATGATATTTAGTTAATTTCCTTTAAAATGTACCAATCTCTACCACCTTTAAAGGTATTAAATACAAGTATGAGTGATAAAAAGCATATAAGACCCCTATGTTCATCATGTAAGATTAAACCGCGTGCCTTTAACTATAGGCGTAAAGGGAAAGTCTATTACAGAACTAAATGCGATCAATGTATTAAGGAAGATAAAGGCTTAAACACAGGTAAAAAGCAAACATGGGAAAAGACTGCATACAGAAAAAAATCAATATGTGAAAAGTGTGGATTTAAATCCAAACACCCCGCACAGATGGATGTTTATCACGTAGATGGTAATTTAAAAAACTGTGAATGGAGTAATCTAAAGACTATATGTGCTAATTGCAGTCGTATTAAAAGTATGGAAGAAGTAGGTTGGAAACAAGGCGATTTGATGCCTGACGCTTAAGACTTAATATCTTGTATTACTGATTTCACTTTAGATTCTAGATCAGTTAATGTGCCATTATTTTCTATAGTATAATCTGCATTCATATTAATCCAATCCCATTCTGACTGATGTACTCCCATTTCTTCTAAAGACATTTTTGAGAATTCATCTCCATCGGCGGCTTCTTTTGCCATTGATATCCAATGTGGATCTGGACCACGTTTTACACGTACAATAAAACCACCCATTGTTTTAATAAGTCCAACTTCATTTTTAAATCTACAATCAGTGATTACTGTAGCTGGTCTACCTTTTGATGTGTACCTGCTCTCTAGGCTGTGTAGCCAGATACTAGGATGAAAATTCTCTCTAAATATTTCTGTTCCAATTACTTGTAACGCATATCTAGGTGAAAATCTTCTATTACCTAATTTCTGACTCCACCACTGATCAGGTGCTTCGCGAAAAGCTCTGCTATGATCAGTGTCACCTTCAAGCATATTTCTGGGCCATCCAAATATATCAGAAACGGCATCTTTTAAAGGTGCCGCGAAAGAATCAGTTGCAAAACCGTTTTTAGCAAACTGTTCCGCTACACTGTTTTTTCCAGATCCAATAAATCCTAAAAGGCCTATCAACATACTCTTATAGTATGATATAAATGAATTTTTGTCAACTACTTTTTTAAAGAAATATTACCCAATGACAAATGTTAAAGGATCTTCACCTGTTCCGTAAGTTTCAATTTCTCTTTCAAGTTTTTCTATTGCGGCCATGGCCTCTGACTTGAGAGCATCTCCATTTAACTGAACATTTCCTTGGGCACCTGGTAAACTAGAATATTTGGATCTTGCTTCACCCAACATCATTTTACACTGTGCGAGTGCATAATCTCTGATCCATGGTCTACTGTATCTTTGTGTTATAAGTGTGTCTACAGGTTTTTCCATGTGTACTTGCAACAAAACATTTTCTTCTGCTCTTGGTCTACGCATTAATATAAGTTTATTTTTTTCAGGAACATATTTAAAATTTAAATATCCACCAAATAATCTTCTTACAACTTCTTGATATTGAGCAAATGCGTCCCAAGTCATTAAACCGCCAATTCTTCCACCTTGTAAAAAATACAAGTTAGTATAAGCAAGTTCAAATGGATCTAAATCTATACTGTTATTAGAGCCTGCAACTGATCTTCTGAATATTTGTTGTACTTCAATAACTTCTTCAGGTAGTGTATATTCTCCTGTATCTTTCAATATTTTTAAAAAGATGTAGGATTCTTCTGTGCTATTTGAACTTTTTTGTCTATATCTGTCTACTGCTAGATCAATACCTTGTTCGTAATGTTTAGGATCCAGCTCGACATCTACCATACCATCGCCTAGGATGTTACGTATATCGTCAATAAGCTCTTGTCGTTTTGTTTGCTGTTTTGCCATTGTATTACTATTTAGTAGATTAATTAAATTCAATAAATAGTTTAAAGGAAGCGAAATGCCTAGACTCAGTTTATGGAAACCAAATAGAGGTAATGATTACAAATTTGCCGATCGTACGATAAAAGAACACTTTTTAGCGGGCGGTACGGGCGTTTTTGTACACAAATACCT